ATGACAGAAAATAGTACACAAGAAGTCGTCAAAGACCTCGAAGAATATAAATTTGGATTTCATGATAATGCAGAACTTGAATTCACAACCGGTTTAGGCTTGACCGAGGAAGTCATTCGCGAAATTTCTGAAACTAAAAACGAGCCTGAATGGATGTTAGAATTTCGCTTAAAATCTTTTGAAGCTTTTAAAAAGCTAGATATGCCAAAATGGGGACCAGATTTATCTGGTATTGATTTTAATGATATCGTTTATTATCAAAAACCATCAGCAAAAGCGGCTCGTTCTTGGGAGGATGTTCCTCAAGAAATCAAAGATACTTTTGAAAAAATTGGTATTCCAGAGGCTGAACGTTCATATTTGGCAGGAGCCTCAGCCCAATATGAATCAGAAGTTGTTTATCATAATATGAAAGATGAATTTGAAAAATTAGGAATTATTTTCACTGACACTGATTCAGGCTTACGTGATTATCCAGAAATTTTCAAAAAATATTTCAGCAAACTTGTTCCGCCAACTGACAACAAATTAGCAGCTTTAAATTCTGCTGTCTGGTCTGGAGGTTCATTTGTCTACGTTCCTAAAGGAGTCAAATGTGAGATTCCTATTCAAGCTTATTTCCGTATTAATAACGAAAAATCAGGACAGTTTGAGCGGACATTGATTATTGTTGAAGAAGGAGCCTCTATTCAATATGTTGAAGGATGTACTGCTCCAACTTATTCAGCGAGCTCACTTCATGCGGCAGTCGTTGAAATCTTTGTTGAAGAAGGTGGCTACATGCGCTACTCTACCATTCAAAACTGGTCAGATAATGTTTATAACTTAGTGACTAAACGTGCGGCTGCAGAAAAAAATGCAACCGTTGAATGGATTGATGGGAATCTTGGTTCAAAAGTATCCATGAAATATCCTGCTGTGCATTTAAATGGGCCAGGAGCGCGTGGAACAATGCTTTCAATCGCTTTTGCTGGAGCAAATCAAAATCAAGATACAGGTGCTAAAATGATTCATAATGCACCAAATACTTCAAGCTCAATTATTTCAAAATCAATTGCCAAAAATGGTGGAGCAGTCAATTATCGCGGGCAAGTTACTTTTGGGAAAAATTCTAAAAAATCAGCTTCTCATATTGAATGTGACACAATTTTGATGGACGACTTATCAAAATCAGATACCGTTCCATTCAATGAAATTCACAATTCACAAGTTGCCTTAGAGCATGAAGCGAAAGTTTCAAAAATTTCTGAAGAACAACTTTATTACTTGATGAGTCGTGGATTGACAGAAAAAGAAGCCACAGATATGATTGTCATGGGATTCATTGAACCATTTACCAAGGAATTACCAATGGAATATGCTGTTGAATTAAATCGTTTGATTTCTTATTCAATGGAAGGTTCTATCGGGTAAAATGATGAAATGTTGTTACAACAGTATTTTATGATTGAATTTTGTAAAAAATAATTTCAAAGGGGCACTTAAGGGGCAGGGATTAATAAGTTAAATAATTAGTGATACATACTGATTAATTAAACAATGTGTTTGTGCCCCCCTAAAATGTAATTGTGCCCCTTGTAAATAAAAAGTGCCCCTTGTAATTGAGAGGCATTTATTTATTTAATCTCATTTAGTTTTTTAACAATATCAATCTTAACAGATTTTGTGACGTGTGAGTAAATGCTAAGAGTTGTCTTATAGTCGGTGTGCCCCACTCGATCCATTGCAGCACTCAGAGGTATTCCAAGTTCAGCGAGTAAAGCAATGTGAGAATGCCTAAAAATATGGGATGTAATATGTTTAGTTATTCCAACTTTCTCTGCAGCTCTCCTTACAACGACATTGAGAGTATCTAAGTCAACCGCAGCGCCATTAACAGTAAAGAAAATATAGTTATCTTTATTAAAATCATTACCTTTCAAAGAACGATGAAGTTCTAATAACTCAAGTTGTTCTTGGATTATATTTTTAACGTTCTCAGAGATTGTTATTGTTCTGTAAGAGAACTCAGTCTTAGGAGTGGTTTTTATTTTCAATGCCCTGTCATAAGTGCCGTTAATTGTTACTGTCCCGTTTTCCAAATCTATTTCATCAATTGTAAGAGCAGCTGTTTCACCATAGCGAGCCCCGGTATATGCCATAAATTCTACAAAATTGGCAATATGCTCAACTCTTGAAGTTATTCTCAGAACAGAAAGAATTTTTTTAATATCACTTAATTCAAGATAACTATCTCGTTTTTCCTGAACTTCATTAAAAGTTTTTGTTTTTTTGGGAGCTTTTACAAAACTGGCTTCATTTACTTCTAGATAACCCATCCTAACTCCGAAATCTAGAATGGAGTGAAATCTTTTTTTAAAACCATTGTAGTAGCTATAGGCATAGCCCTCGTCCATCATTTCATTTACTAAATCTTGAATTAACCGGCGGTTTACATTTCTAGCTTTTGCATTTTTACCGATTTTCTCTAATATACGATTATCATTTGCTGTTGTTCCACGAAGTGATGAGGCTTTGACCGTTGGAGACCAGTTTTTATAATATTCATCATATAAATCAACAAAAGTGATATCACTTCCTTCATTGTGAGAAAGTATTTTATTTATTTTTTCAGTTAATTCTTTAAGTGCAGTTTTCTGTGCTCTTGGTGTTTTCTTATCGAGAGTAACTGAAACTTTTTTTAATTTTTCAGTCAGTGGGTCTCTATATCTTTCAAAATATTTATACTTTCCATTTGGTAAATCTTCTATCCACATTTGATTTTTACTCACTTTCTTGCTAAAATTGAGTACAGTAAAAGGGCTCCATTTGAGGCTTTTCTACTGTAATTGATATTTAATCCGTCCCCAGTCGCCAAACTTGGACGGATTTTTTTATTTAGTTTATTGAGCAGACGCCATATAAGCATCTGTTATTTTTTCTGCTTCGGATGAATAAACATCTGTAAGCTTTCCAGCAAATGCTGTATAGGTGTCTTGTGAGCCACTTCCTGTTGAGAGCATAACCTCAGCCATTTTAGTTATACCTTCATTAGAAATTTCTGCTAGTTTTGTAATTTTTGCATTAGATATTGTGGCTAATCCATCAATGCCAGAATTATTTGATGCCGCTTCGCTGTTATATTCAGCTACAAGCCCCGGTGTTGCAGCTGTTATCTTGTTAGTATAATCATCAAGAATTTTTTGGTCTTTCTCCGATTCTGATAAATTAGAGTCTTTTTTTGAAGTTGAGTTGCTAGTGTTAGATTTTGATGCATCTTGCTTTGCGCTCTTTTTAGTGGAACTAGCTGGAGCAGAATTTGATGAAGAAGCAGGAGTCAAGTTTTTATCTGCAACTTTTACAATTAACGTCTCTCCCTTTTTTATGTATGATTCTTCCAAATCATCACTATCCTTCATTTTATAATCTGAACTATGAAATGTTTTAACACCAGGCTGTCCATCATCATAACTAACTTTCCCAGGATCTATTCCGGAATCCTCAGAACTAACACTAATGAAAGTTGATTTAATTCCAGCCTTATCAAGATATGCTTGAGCTGTTTCTTTATTATTAAGAGCAATATCTGGAATTTCAATGAGTCCAGATGGAATATCTTTCAACTTTTGTGAAGCATTATGATGTAAAGGATTAGGAATAAATAATGTCACTATAGAAAGCAATAGTATAGATGCAGGAAGCACTCGTTTTGAATTTGATTTATGCCGTGATAAAAATAGCCAGATACCACTAGCAATGATGGTTAAAAGAATCCAAAATTGTCCTAGATAAAAAGCGAATCCTAAATATAGAATGATAATAATAATAGCTTTTAACCAGTCATTGTCATCCCATAAATTTTTCAATTTTTCCATAAATATCTCCTACCTAGCTTTTTATGAGAATCAAGACATTGCTCGTTTTTTTAATTAAATTGCAGTATTATAATATTCGTCGTATTTTGATTTAACGACTATCCAGCTTTGCTCATAAGGGCATCCTGTCACATCACAAAACAAATCAAAGTGTTCATAATCCCCATCATTATCTAGCCATAATTCCCAAAGAGTTAATATAGCCCCAATGTTAGCCCTAGATTCATGTCGGCTAATAGTATCGCATTGCCTAAGCCTACAATCGTCTTTATTCAATGCATGGTGAAGATCATGAGCTAAAGAAAAAGGAGTAACTAATGAAGGATTTATAGCGCATTGAAGAGTATGAGTGTTTATTATAACTTTGTTTGACATAGGAATAAATTGAATATCATATCCAAGATTTTCTATTTCTTTGATAAAAAAGTTAATAAGTTCTTTTTGTTCCATGCTTTACCCTCATTTTTCATCACGATTATAAAAAGTTGCGAATAAAAGCATTTTATCTTTCTCTGTTAATGGTTTGCCACCAAATGATAACCATTCGTCCCAGTTAACATCTTCAAAGTTAACATGGTCACTGACAACATCTTTTAAATCAACAGGCTCTTTAATTTTTTCTATATCTTCTCTACCTAGCAAATAATCTACAGAAACATGGAAGTAGTCTGCTAATTTTTGTAAAGTCTGACCATTTGGTATTTTATTTTTTAGAGAATAAAGATAATTTTCCCCAAGCCCTAATTCAATAGCGACTTCTTTAACGGTTTTATCACGACTTTTTGATAGTTCTTTAATACGGTCTAAGATAGTCATATTAACCCTTTCATAGTTTCTTACAAATATAAACTACTAAAAAGTAAGTTTCGTTGTTGACAAAACTATTAAAAAGTTGTATTATTATATTTGTAAGATAAATAGTTAGAAAATAAGTTAGAAAAACACCTTAACAAAAACGTTAATTAATAAGCTTGCAGGCGGTTATGTACGTTCTATTAAGTCTTTTCTTTATGCTTATATTGTACGCTTTTTGATAGTTTGTGTCAAGAGCTTACTACAAAAAAACTAACTTTTTATCTAACTTTTTAGAGATAGGAGGACAAAAATGTCAGAAGTAGAACAAAGTTTTGATTCTCAACGGAAGAAAATAGTTGAGTATTTAGAACAAGAGGGAAAAGGGAATAAAGATGTTATTTGGGCTTATAAAAACATCAAAGAACCACCTTATAAATTTCGTAAATCAGACATCAGTTCTGTATTAAACGGAAATCGGAAGTATACTCAGTCAGTTAAATGGCTTATCACATTTCTCATTAAATACTTTGACTTAGATTAAGAAAGGATTCAAAAATGAACAAATTAATTAAAATTTCGTCAAATGAAAATGACGAACAAGTAGTAAGCGGTCGTGAACTGCATGAATTTTTAGAAGTAAAAACACCATACACACAATGGTTCAAAGATATGTGCAAGTATGGATTCATTGAAAACATTGACTTTGTATTGGTTTCAGAAAAAAGTGAAACCAATAATCCTAGAAATCCATTTACAACTATTATCAATCACGCTCTTAAACTTGACATGGCAAAAGAAATTTCCATGATTCAGCGTAACGAAAAAGGGAAACAAGCCCGTCAATATTTCATTGAAGTTGAAAAAGAACTCAAACAACAGCTTTTACCGCAAACTCCTGAACAACAAATTGCATTACTCGCTCAAGGTAACGTGAACTTGAACAAAAAGGTCGAACAAATTGAAAATTCAGTTCTTGATTTAACTGACCGATTCGGACTTCCATCAAATAAAGCTAAAGTTTTGCAAAAGAAAGTAGCAAGCAAAGTTTATATGTTTACTGGTGGTAAATATTCAAATGCTCATAAGAAGTTAGGAGCTAAGGTATTCAGAGAGTTTTATAAAGATTTGAACAATCGCTTCGATGTTGTGAAATATAGCGATATTCCATTAAGCCGTTATGACGAAGCAACAGAATATCTTGATATGTGGCAACCATCTTTCAATACAACGCTTGAAATTCGTGGATTGAACTCACAAACCAGCTTTGACTTTGAAGATTAGAAAGGAAATTAAAATGCCATACGCAAAAATAACCTATCTACCTGTTGAAAATGCAGAAGACGCAGAATGGTGCGACAAAAGACACCTTATGGAAGTCTGGCAAGGCTTATCAAAAGGCACATTAACAGCCTGGCTTACTGAAATGAGAGATCGACCTGAATTTAAAAAAGGTGTACTCAATCCAACTCACGGACTTGTATTTATCAATAAAGAAATATTCAAAGAGTTTGTAGAGTGGAAAGAAGCAACTCGTTATAAGAGTTATAAAAAATAGGAGGCAGCACTGTATGACTTACAAATTTATAGTTGAAATTGACACTGGCGAAATCCTGTTTGACCTATTTCACGACTTAATCACACAGAACATACGAGCAATCAAGCTCATTGCTAAGAAATTAAATGCGGTGCTCCGCTAGAAAGGCAGAAATTTATGATACATCACTACATCACAAATTACGGAGCAGAAATGCCTGACGGAAAGATTGAGAATAGAGTTGAATCTTGGATTCAGATCAACTTTTTCAAATGGTGCTTTTGTATAGCAAAAAGACGCATCATTTTAGATACGCCTTGGGAAGATTAAACTTTTTTCCATCCTTGACCAGGTTTCTCTGTTGGAGGCAGAGGTTTCCCAGGTTTGTGGTGGATAGGTGCATGAGTAGTTTTTCCACCACGAGGCCCAACTTGTTTATAAGTTCCGCCAGCAGGTTTTTCTCCAGGTTTATTTACCAAATCATAATCTCCTTTCTCAAATATTATGAATAAAAACAGCTAGCCGCGGTATTTCATTCTACTATATTGTATCAAAATACATTTTGCTACACAAATCAAAGATACAAGATATTGTGTCAAAAAGTATTTACATTTAAAGGAGACACAAGATGTTGTGGTTAATTATTGAAGAAAAACTTAAAGAAAAAAACATGTCAATATACAGACTTTCTAAATTATCAGGAGTCAGTACGCAGTCCTTATCTGCTATCAAACTTGGTCAATCTAAGAAACCTAGCTTTGAGATAGTCGTTAAGATAGCTGAAGTACTTGATATTGACTTAAATCAATTTAAAAAGAAAGGCAAATAATGCACACACAAATTATGAATGGGCGAGAAGTTCTGACAGTTCCAACAACGATTGGATATAAGCATTATGACTTAGAAAAAAGAGAAGTAGTTGGCGAAGTAATTGAATCTACTTATCGAAGAAAAGACGGAACAATGTACATTATCCGTAGATCACGAACAGAACGAGAAAAAGCTTCTATGCTCAATTCGTGCTTGTCTGACTGGGGATATTAGTATGAACAAACAACAAAAAAGCCCGCACTAGGAATGTGGACTAAGACGTGATACATCTTTATATATTTTTATACCTAGATTATATCACGTTTCAACAAAAATAAGAAACGGAGAACATTATGGAATTACAATTAGTTCCTTTGGACAATGAAACAGGAGAAGTTCTTCAACTTAATCCTGAAATGCTTAAAAAGTTTGATAATAGCACCTTAACTAATCTTCTTTCAGCAACAAAAGGAATAGATAAATTAAAAAAAGAAGCTGAAAAAGAAGTCAAGAAACGCCTTGATGAAGGTCAACTATTTTCACGACTCTCTTATTCAAAACAACAATACACAAGAGTACTTGCAATGGATAACGCTGCTAAAATGGCTTTAATTAGAAAGTATGGGCTTGATAGCGTTGTTCCGCTGACTATTAATCAGCTAGAGAAAAAGTATGGAGAATCTGTTTATGAGGATATTCAACCTTATATTGTTGAAAACCCAAAAGCTCAGTCTATTAAATGGGATGCGTGAGGTAAATTATGGCAGATAAAGAGAAGTCAGTTTTTGAACTGTTAAATTCAATAGATGTCAGTGACAAAGTCGAAAAAAAGAAATCAGGTAAAAATGAGCTAAGTTATCTTAGTTGGACATGGGCTTGGACTGAATTTAAAAAGAAATTTCCAAAAGCAACTTATGAAATCAAGAAGTTTGTTTCAAAAGATGGCAGTGAACTGCCATATATGTATGATAGCATGACAGGTTATATGGTTTTTACTTCGATAACTGTGGATGATGTCACTCATGAAATGTGGCTCCCTGTCATGGATGGAGCAAATAAAGCCATGAAAGATAAATCTTATAAATATATGACTAGATTTAATGGTGAAAAATCAGTTGAACAAGCTTCAATGTTTGATGTAAATAAAACAATCATGCGTTGTTTGGTAAAAAATATAGCAATGTTTGGATTGGGTCTGTATATCTATGCTGGAGAAGATTTACCAGAAGAACCACCTCAACCTCAATTAAGCGATGCTGAGTTAATTGCGAAATATTTAAAACAACATCCAGAAAATAAACCTAATGTTGATGAATTTTTGAAAAAAAAATCGGAACACGAAGTTGCTGAAATGATGAAAGCATATATAGATTGGAGTAAATAATGATTAACAACGTTGTATTAGTAGGTCGCCTGACTCGTGACCCTGAACTTAGACATACACCACAGAACCAAGCAGTAGGAACATTTGGATTAGCTGTCAATCGTCAGTTTAAGAATGCCAATGGAGAACGAGAAGCTGACTTCATTAATTGTGTTATTTGGCGTCAACAAGCAGAAAATTTAGCAAATTTTGCTAAAAAAGGTGCTCTGATTGGAATAATTGGACGGATTCAAACAAGGAACTATGAGAACCAACAAGGGCAAAAGGTTTATGTGACTGAAGTTGTTGCAGATACTTTCAAAATGCTAGAAAGCAATAAAACACAAGGTCAGCAAGCAAGTAAACCGCAAGCTCAAAATAAAAAGCCACAAGCACCAGACCCTTTTAAAGCTCCTGCTGCTGATCCATTTGCTGGTGGAACTGAAATTTCAGACGACCAACTACCATTTTAACTAAGTTATTGCTGGAGGGTGGCGGAACGAGCCGTAAAGTCAATGAGTATTCAGTGTTTACACATAACCACTCATCGCCAGCTTTTAATTTGAAAAATAAAACTTGAAATAATTATAGAAGAAAGGAGAAAGTTTGGAACAAAGTACAAAGTTTTTTAACCAAATACCAGTGCCAATTATTGAAGCTGATGATTTAAATGATTTTGAAAAACTTCTTTTTAGTGAAATATACACGATGGCTAATTCTTTTGGCAGTATCTTTCCTTCAAATGCTTATCTTGCTAAAAGATACGGCAAGACAAAAGGAACAGTTTCAGCTAATCTGAAGCGTCTTGAAGAAAAAGGATACATCAAATTAGAATATGAGTTTGAAAATGGAGAAGTTAAAAAGAGATATATTTATCCCTATGTTGATAAATCGGTAGGGGGTATACCGAAGAATCAGCATACCCCTACCGAAGATTCATTAGAGGGTATACCGAAGAATCGTAAGTATAATATATCAACTAATAAATCAATTAATAAATCAAATAATAATATATCGGACAAGTCCGATAAAGAGTCTGATTTAGAAACTAGATTTAATAATCTTTGGAAAATATATCCTAACAAAAAAGGAAAGCCGAAAGCTCTATTAGCTTATAAAAGAGCTGTAAAATCTGGAACGACAGACGAAGAGATTAAAACTGGGCTTGAAAACTATTTGTCAGAAATACGAATCAAAAATACCCAACAGAACTATATAAAACATGGTAGCACATGGTTTAACGGCAAAGGTTGGGAAGACGATTATGATTTAATGCCTATTCAAGGATTTAAAAATAGCAAAGTTGTCAAATCTGCTCCTAACTGGTCTAATCAAAGATTTGAAAAAGACGAAGAAACAATGACAGCGGAAGAATTCGAGGAATATATGAATGGCTTGGACTCTTAAAAAACGTGCTCTTGATGATGGGCTATCAGAATATTACCGTAGCTTTATTCCTGGGATTACTCATAAACAATACTGCAGATATGTTGAAAAAGCTTATGAAGAGGAAATAGTATTAAGTCCTATCACTTTTATCGCAATAGTTAAAGGTATTGACAATGAAAAAGCAACCGAAATATTTTTTGAAAAAAATAAAGAACTGACAGATTCAGGAGTAATTCCTGCAATTGCTAGATTTGGAGAAGCAAGTGAAGTTCCAGCAAACTAAAAAGTCAAAATATGGAGCAAAGAAAACAACGGTTGATGGCATTGTGTTCGATAGCAAAGCTGAATCAATCTACTATTTGCAACATAAAAATGATGAGCGGATGACCATGCAAGAGAAGTTTGTTCTCATTGGATAAATTCAGATTGAACGGAAAACTTTATAGAGAAATAGCTTATAAAGCGGACTTTGTTTTCAGAAATGAAGCTAACGAGATTATCAAAGTTGTCGATGTAAAAGGCATGGTTCTACCTGAATTTAAAATGAAAGCAAAATTATTTGCTAACAGATATGGAATTCCGATAACAATTGCTAAGAAAGTAGCGAGAATGAATATGTTCGAGGAGAGCGAGATATGAGTAATATATATAAATGTAAAAAATGTGGTATCCCATTTTTCCATTGTAATTCATGTAAAGCATGGCACTCAGAATGCATTTGTGTAAATGGTCAAAGACAAATTATTTATGATGAACCAAAAGAATCAAAAATTAAAACAAATTTTGTCACTTTGAAAAAGCTGTATGGATTGGCAAGAAATAACAATTTCAACGCTAACCACAAAGAGTTATCTGTGAAAATCAGCGGTCGAACTAAACACAATCACGAACTTTCTCAGCTTTACTTAGATATTTGCAATAAATACAACCATTCAAAGCAAATGAAATGGAAAGATTTATACAAAATACTTGAAGAATTAATTTCAGGTTTAGCAATTGAACTTTAATAGCTCTAATTCATGAAAATTACGGTTACATTGAGCGCTTAAACCATTTCATGGATAATTTATCACGAACAATCTAAGAGCGCTTAGAAAAAGAATAAAGGCAATAAAATGAATGATGAAAAATTGTTGGAACTCCAAGAATTATTTATAAAAAGATTGACGGAGTTATTCCCTTACAAAAATGGAGGGAAACACAAAGATTTTAGTCGGCTTGATGAATTGAATTTATCAACCGAAGACAGAAAACATATCACTATGAGTGCTAATGCGATATTTAAAGCTCGCAGAATCGCTCCAATTCGTTCGCTGACATTGATAGGTCCACTCTTTAGCCCTGACGAGTTCAAGTTATTTAAAGAAGCTTATGACTATCAGATAGATAAAGCTAAAGTAATTCGCAATGAACGTGCCAAGACGATTCACGCTTACCGAAAAACTATTGGGCGAAGTCCAAAGCCCTTTAGTGGTGGTATTGATAAGGAGAGCTTAATAACAACTGCAGATGGCGAAGAAGTCAAAATTATTAAGCAACTTGAATCAGGTAACTACATTGTAGAATTTGACAATGAAAAACGACTTCTTGGCCGTGATGACATGAAACTTGCTAAAGCAAAGTATGTGGATTTGGTATAAGAAGGAGCAGCTAGATGAATCCAGAAATAAGCGAATTGTTCGACTTAATTGATATGCATAATAAAGATAACCCTGAGTGTGAAAGTAGAACGTGTCAGGCAGTAAAAAACGCTTTAGAACTAATCAAACAAATCAGCGTCACACTAAACCCACAGATTCCAGAACCTTGGGCTAGTATGAGTGCTGATGAAATTATAAAAGGGTTGGGGGTATATAGATGAAACTTTTGTGTAAGCTGTTCGGGCATAAGTGGTCTGAACGAAGATATATCGAAGGACCATTTGTTAATGGGTGCAAAGTATTACCATATAAACGATGCTTGAGATGCAATGAGTTCACATGGGATTTCAACCGCTCAGCCCTTGACGAGTCAGAGAACGTGTTCCCTGAAAAATGGCTTGATAAACATACGGATTGAGGTGGAGAATGCGTAAAAAAACAAGGAATTACTTGACAAAATTTGTTATATTCTTAGTTGTTTTCATGACTGCTTCTAATATGATTAGTATGTTTTTTAAAAATGCAACAACTAGCGATTGGATTTTAACTATTGTTATTTCTTTAATCGCAGCATATCAAAATATGGATTGAGGTGGAGATGAAAAAATTTAGATTATATAGCAGTTCTTTTGTATCTGACGGAAAAGAGATGTCATTATCAAGGATTGCTCATGCTGACAGCTATGCAGATGTTATCGAACATATTGAAAGTGAAGCGGGTTGGTGTGTTGCAAATGATTGTGCTTTCAAAGTTGCCTATATCGAGGAGGTTGTGGAGTGAGAGATAAGGTTATCAAAGGACTAATAAGAGGAACTTGTTTATCTATCTTTTACCTCATATTTGAACATATTTCTAGAAATTGGGGATTGGCTGAAACAAGACAATTTCTTTATATCTTAATTATGATTCTCTATTTATGGAAGGATAATTGAACGCAAAAAAAGCCCAAATCAAAGATATGGGCTTTGAGGGATAACAAGTTAACGTGATGATATATCCATGCAAGATGAACACGGCCTAATTTGAAGTGATGGATAAGTTCTACGAATGTATTCCATTGCTTCGATATCATTTTCAAAATCCCCATCAATAAGATATGAATCATTAACTTTTGGGCGATTAGGGCAAGTTCCCTTGTGTACTTCATGATAATCACTGAAGTCACCACTTTTATCTACGACATAGCTCATGAGTTAGTCCTCCTTCAAATAGTTTGTATTGGTTGTACAATTTTATTTTAAAACTATTGCTAACCAAGTACAAGCAATATGATTTAAATAAAAGGAAATATAAAAAAGCCCAAGCTGACCTAGCTTGAGCGAAATACTGAACAATATTGCGAATTTTTTTTGGTCTTAAATATTATAGCACATATAACTATAATTCATACCAAAATAAAAAAACCCGAACTGACCAGGTTCGAGTTATATGTTCTAGGTTTAAATTTTATTCTTAAAATTTAGGTCTACTACATTATACCATAATAAAAATAAGTTATAACAAAAAAGCTCGAGTTGACCAAGCTTGAGCGATTGTTGTAAAAATTATTAGTTAATATTAAATGGTCACATTTATTATACCACTGATTAATTGACAACTATAAAATTTGATTTATTAAAAAATCTTTAATTATAACAAAATGCCCGAACTGACCAAGTTCGAGCGAAATACTGAAGAATACTGCGATTTTTATTTTTGGTCATCAACATTATAGCACACAGACCAATAATTTATTCCAAAATAAAAAAGCCCGAATTGACCAAGTTCGAGCTTCGCATGTAAAAAATAACACTTTTTCATTTTATTTTGTGGTCACACATATTATATCATACTGAGCTAGGAACTCGCTAAACTCAACTGGAGGGAAATATGCCACAAGAAATTACTGTTGATTTTTCAGAACAAATCGCTAAAACACAAACTAAAATTGATAGGCTTCAAAAATTGATTCATCATGTTAGAAATCAAAAGATTGTTTTAGATGATTTTAAAACGAATCATATACCTAGGGATACAAAATTTGAATTAAACTTGGGAGGAGTTTTAAAATGTTCCGTTAAGATTAATGTTGGAACGCTCATCCCTTTGTTGGAGCAAAATATCGAAGATAATACGGATCTTATCCATGAGTTGGCTAAAGAACTTGGAATTGATATTAAGTAAACAAAAAAGCCCGCTGGGAACGGGCTTCGGCATGATTATATCTAATACTATTATACCACAGACGGAGGAATCTTTTAATTGGCGGATAGATTAGATTTGTTATTAAGTGACTACATGACTGGAATGCTTCAAGTTAAAATTAATTCAAGAGAACGCTGGATCACTCGTGAGAAACATGAGGAAAGAATCGGAAGTGGTGGAAGTAGTTCAAACACTGCACCACAAGAGCGCAACTATTTGATTAAAGAAGCAGACAAAGAACTTGGTAGACTTAATGACCAGAAACAAACGCTTGATGAATTAATGGAAGTTATACAAGGAACAATTGCAAAAGATATTATTATTGCCAGATTTAAGCATAGGATGTCTTGGCATAACGTGGCTATCAGAGTTTGCTTAGAAGAGAGTGTTGCGAGGAAACAGTATATATCATTTAAAAATACTTTGAGAAGTGGGTTATGGGCTGAAACTTTGAAGTGATTTGCTTGCACGTTTTTTGCACATAATTTGCACGTTTATTGCACGAAACAATGTGCGATAATGGTAGCATGAAGTTATCAGCGAAAGCAAACAAAATGTAATTCGTTCGGTTGGATATACTTCTAAGCAAGTCATTGCTCAAACCAATGGCTTGCTATAAATGGGTTGATAATAATATTCCCTTGGTTTGAATCCATAAAAACAGCTTGGCAACTTGCGACTGTACAGTGATTGTAGTTACATTCACAACGGGGTTATTTAAAATATAGCAGGCTTGGAGTGATTTATCACTAACGTATAAATAACAAGTGGCGAGTTTATACTTAATGCTAGTAGCAAGCACGGTACGGAAACGTAGGCGCTCAGGGTTCGACTCCCTGACTTGCTATATCCAACATTATTTGGGATTGATAATACTAGTACAGTTTCCGAATAATATTAATAAGTCAGTGCGGTTGGAGCTGACAGCAAGGAATAGAAACGACTTCGCTAATAGAAGTTATAGAGTTCGCGACTCTATCTTGCTATTGTGGACTTCAAAGCTAGGAGTTCAGTATTAAATGGTTAACGAGGCTTTCCGTTTAATAGTATGTAAAACCTCGCTTCAGCAGGATATAGGGCAGTCTGGTAGCCTACTCCTTTTGGAAAGGAGATGTCGTTGGTTCAAATCCAGCTATCCTGATTGGGAGCCTTTGCATCTCAATTCTCGATTGCATTGCTTAATACCGATGCATGGAAAAATATTTAAATTATTTATTAGTCAGTTTACGCTGGCTATTTTTATTACAGGTTGTCCAACGGGCAGCCTTTTATTGTTGGAGTCACAAATAAGATAGGAGGGAGGTATGAAACTTACTGAAAAACAGAAGAAGTTTGCAGATTATTATATCGAATCAGGTAACGCAACTCAGGCGGCTATAAAAGCGGGGTATAGTAAGAAAACAGCATACAAAATCGGTGCTGAAAACCTCAGAAAACCTCAGATTAAAAAATACATTGACGAACGAATGGAACAGATAGCTTCTGAGCGTATTATGAGCGCACAGGAGATACTTGAAAGGCTTAGCCTTATAGCTAATGCAAAAATAAAAGAAACGGTTGTAGTAGCCAATGCAGAGGGTTATTCGGAAGTTGAGAAACCTCCTGACTTTAAGGTTCAAATACAAGCGATGAAGGAACTTCTTAAACGTTATCCTGGTAATGATAAATTACTTGAACAAACTCTTCGAAAACTTACTGCAGAAGCTGATATTGCTGAATTCAAAGCTGCAATGATACAATCTGCAACTGATAAATCAACTGAAGAAAAATTGGATGAATTGCTTGGTAAGATTAGTGAGGTTATAGATGATAAGTGATATTTATAGCAAAAAACAAATCGATGTTTTAAAGCAAACAGTAAATAAAGATTGGTTCATTGCTTTACTTCATGGTGCTAAGCGTTCAGGTAAAACTAAGATGAACAATGACTTATTCTTGTTTGAATTAAGACGTGTTCGTAAAATAGCCGATGAAGAGGGTGTCAAAGAACCTATGTATATTTTGGCCGGTGTTTCATCAAATACAATCAATAAGAACATCCTCCAAGAGCTTTATAACATGTACAATATAGAGCCTAAGTTTGATAAGCATAACAACTTTAAATTATTTGGTGTAAAAGTAGTTCAAGCATACACTGGTAATATCGGTGGAGTTGGTGCTATTCGTGGTATGACTGCTTATGGAGCATATGTTAATGAAGCTTCGCTTGCTAAACAAGAAGTATTTGCCGAAATTGTTTCTCGTTGTTCAGGTAATGGTGCAAGAATTCTAGCAGATACTAACCCTGATAATCCTGAGCATTGGTTAAAGAAAGAATATATAGATAAGCCTAACGAAAATGTTAAGGCTTTTCATTTTGAATTAGATGATAATACTTTCTTATCTGAGAGGTACCGTGAAAATATCAAGGCAGCAACGCCAAGCGGAATGTTTTATGACCGTGATATAAAAGGACTTTGGGTATCTGCTGACGGTGTGGTTTATCAAGACTTCGATAGCAACAAACATTATATACAATCCAAAGACTTACCTAAACTATCAACATTTTATTGCGGTGTTGACTGGGGTTATGAACACTGGGGTTCAATTGTTGTTATCGGAGAAACGAACGATGGAACAGCTTATTTAATCGAAGAGCACGCAAAACAACATGAAGAAATTGACTATTGGGTAGATATAGCAAAAGAGATTCAAGAACGTTATGGTTCAAGAGTCCCCTTCTACTGCGATTCTGCTCGTCCTGAACATGTTGATAGATTCAAACGAGAACACATTGAAGCGTTTAATGGAGACAAAGCACGTTTAACTGGTGTTGAAGCAGTCGCTCGTAGGTTTAAGAAAGATAAATTATTTATTTGTAGAGATAAAGTCGAGAAATTCCCTAATGAGATTTATCAATATGTTTGGGATGAAAAAAAGGGAGAACCAATAAAACTTTTTGATGATGTACTTGACTCTTTGCGATATGCAATTTACACCAATGAGGTAAGAAATGGCAAGACCGCTGAAATTGTGAGCAAAGTACAATTTGGTCTTTACTAAAGGAGAAACATGGCAATTAAAATAAATAGAGAGATGGCAGGGAATTTAAATAGTCCTACTCCAGAACTGCTAAATTATTGTATCTCTCAACATTTAAGTACTATAGGGAGATTAGACAAACTATCCGATTATTATGACGGCGAACAAGATATTTTAAAGCGAACAAAAGATAATGATGCAATTCCTAACAATAAAGTTGTTATAAATCACGCAAAGTATGTGACTGATATGAATGTTGGTTTTATGGTAGGGAACCCAGTTGCTTATACAAGTAGCGATGACATTCAATCTATTCTTGACGCTTATACAAAAGTTGATATTGTCTCTCATGATACTGAACTTGAAAAAGATTTGTCAGTATTTGGCATAGGCTACGAGCTGATTTATTTAAATGAAGATAAACAAATAGGTAAAACATTTGCTGATATTAAATGTATTGATCCAAGAGGAATCTTTCTTGTTACAGATGATACGATTGATGCAAATCCTTTATTTGCAGTCCATTATCAAAAGGTATATAACTTGCAAGGAGCTATTGATCACTATCTTGTCAAATATTATAACGATAATTGGGTGATAACATATAGAGCTGCTTCAATTGGTTTCGGAGATTATAAATTAATCAAAGCACTTCCGCATTATTTTAAAGCAGTACCTGTTATTGAATATCGTAACAACGAAGAACGACAAGGGGATTTTGAGCAAGCAATTTCATTGATTGATGCATACAACCTTTTACAATCTGACCGTTTGAATGATAAAGAAGCCTTTGTTGATGCAATTCTTTTTATCCGTGGGTTTACCTTACAGGATGGAGATGGTGCTAGGTTAGCAAAAGAAAAGATAATGCAGACATCATTTAAACCTGGTGAAGTAGATGCTAGTTATCTTACTAAACAAATGGATGAGAGTTCGGTAGCTGTGTTACGGGATGCATTACTTGAAGATATTCATAAAGTGACTTATGTGCCTAATATGAATGATAAAAACTTCTCAGGAAACGTTTCGGGAGAGGCAATGAAGTACAAGCTCTTTGGATTGCTACAGCTTATGTCAGTTAAAGAGCGATATATGATAAAAGGTCTAAGACAACGTTTGATTCTCTTTGCCAATTATTTAGAAATAAGCAATAACAATGTTGATATTGACGGTATTAAGATTAATCTCAAACCTAATTTACCAATCAATACAACTGATATTATTAATCAAATTGTTCAGGCGCACCAAGCAGGGATTTTGCCTCTTAAAGTGTTGCTTTCATGGCTTCCAGATATTGATAATGTCGATGAAGTTCTTGAACAGTTACAAGAGGAAAAAGAGGAAGCTATCGAAATGAATCAGAAAGCTATGGGCGTTCAGTCAGAAGATAGCCACTCTAATCTTGATGATCCACCTGATGAAAATGAGGAAGAAAATCAAGATGATAACAATAACCAGTCTGATAACCAGACCAATCAAAAAGGAGACCAAGAAAATGGCCAAAACAAAAACAACAAAAAACAAAACTCAAAAAACTAATGCTAAAGCAGCAAAAACCCCTAAAGTAACTAAAACTAAGGCAAAAACTGCTTCTAAAACAGCTACTACCAAAAAGAAAGTAGTCAAAAAACCAGTAACAAAAACAAAAAAAGCTAAATAAATACAACTTTCAATAAAATATAGAAAGATATGGTAAATAAAATGGGATTTGAACTTAGTGATAAAACTATTGAAAAACTTAACATAATCGGCGAAGATTTCGCTAAACTCCTAACCGAACGAGCAGCTAAAGAGCAAAACGAATTGACAGAGGCTTTTAGAGCCACTGCTATAAATGGAAAATCTCTTTATGATGAATGCTTAAAACAAGGATTCGATAAAGATGAAGCTATTAAATTTTCAGTTGAATTTCTTGTTGGTCTTTCGAAATGATTACTGCCAAATTCAAAAAGAAAAACAACCAAATTTATTGGTATCAAGTGACTGGCCATGCAGGCTTTGCAAATATTGGAAATGATATTGTATGTGCTGGGGTTTCTGTCTTATATATCACAGTTACTAATGCATTGTTATCCTTTGGTAAGACTTTTGAGCGTGATGAAGGATATTTTATACTTGATCCAACAGATAAAGAACTAGCAAGCCTTAAGATACTTTATGATGGTATTGTTTCAATAGCTGAGCAATATCCTGAACATGTAATAGTAGAGGAGTAAAAAGAATGTCTGACTACTGGCAAAAAAGAGCGATTAAAGCCGAAAAGAAAGTAAATGACGGTGCTAAACAGCTTGAGGAAGTCGTAGCACAGGCATACAAACAAGCTCAATCATATTTAACGAAACAGATTGCTAAATTATTTAGTCGAACTAAACAGCAAACGGAACTGACAGATGATGAAGCAAAAAGAATGCTCAATGAAACTGTTCCTGTTTCTGAATTAGTTGAGCTTAGAAGATTAGCTAAAGATATTAGTAACCCTGATTTGCAAAGAGAAGCTAAAAAGCGACTCACAGGATTGGCGCTTAAATCAAGAATTACTCGTGCAGAAGATTTAAAAGCAAAGTCTTATCTAGTAACAAAACAAATTGCGGATGTCCAGCTTGATAAGCAGACATCTTTTTATGTTGACACGATAGATGAAGCTTACAAAGAAACTGCTGCTGAAACAATTATTCGTGAAGCTCAAGCAAATGCAAAGAATGGCGTTGTTAAAGAAGTTTGGAATAAGAAAGATTACAAGTTCAAAGAACTATCTACTAAATCCGTGGAAAACATACTTGATAGTCACTGGCTAGGAAGTAACTACTCTAAAAGATTATGGGGAGATACAGAAGCTTTAGCTAAACGGTTAGAGCAGCTATTCACGGTTGAAGCTTTAACTGGGATGAGTGAGTTTCAAATGGCAAAGGCAATTGCTAGTGAATTTGACCGCTCAATTAACGTTGCTAGGCGTTTGATTCGTACTGAAGCGAATTACATGGCTAACCAAGCAAAGCTCAAATCGTGGCAAAACAATGGCGTTGAGAAGTATCAAATCATTGCTATCTTAGATTTGAGAACATCACAAATTTGTCGTCATAAAGACCACAAAGTCTTTCTAATATCTGAAGCAGTTGTAAATGGTGCAGAAGGGACATATCCACCATTTCATCCGTGGTGTCGTTCAGTTGCTTCAATGTATTCAGAGCGACTCAATAACATACCTCGCAAGGCACTTGACCCTATCACTGGTAAAACATTTGATATTAAAGGAAGTACAACTCACAACGAATGGATGGGTAAATTAAAAGCAATGCATCCAGATGTTGAATTCAAAAGTAGCAAATGAGGTGATCTAATGTCTCGCAGTTATGCGTGAAATAACAACTACTTAAAAATATAGAGCGTTTGTCACTGACAGGCGCTTTTCTTATGTCCAAGCGTGAAGACTTTAAAAGCTTCGGAAGTGCAAGCATTGAACCACTTAAAAAGCAATTGGAAAGGATTAATAACATGAAAATCGCAACATTATGCGGAAACAGTTTACTCAAACTCAACTTACAACAATTTGCTGAAGGTCAAGAAGGCGGTGAGGGTGGAGCAGGAACTGGTCAAGAAACTCATCCTGAATTCAATGCTGACAGTTTGACTGATGAACAAGTTGCAGAAATCAAAGAAAAGTTTGGTCTTAAAGATGATACTGATGTTGATTCTATTGTTAAGTCTAAACGAAGTCGTTGGCAGAAGGAGCTTGAAGAAGAAAAAAATGAAGCTGCGCGACTTGCCAAACTTTCGGAAGAAGAACGGCAACAAGCGCTGATTCAAAAAGAAAAAGATGACTTTGAAAAAGAAAAAGCTGTCTTTCGTCAAGAACAGTTGCTTGTAGAAAAAGGCAAACAACTTCAAGAAATCGGTATTCCAAGTGCTTTCGCTGCTCGTATTCAAGGAAATACTGCTGAGGAAGCTATTAAAGATGTCAAATCTTTCAAAGCTGAATGGGATAAAGCCTTAGAAGCAGCAGTTAATGAAAAACTCAAAGCTTCTGTTGATACTCCACTTGGTGGAGGTGCCACACCAGGGAAACCAGTTGATATTTCAACTTTAACTTATGAAGAAGCGCTGGCACTGAAAAAAACAAATCCAAAAGCCTATGAACAGGCTACAAAATAAGGAGAAAAAAACATGAAAAACAAAAAACTAAAATTCAACTTGCAACGTTTTGCTGGCGATGTAGTAACGTTCTTGAACTCACAAGTTGATCCCGAAGTTATGGGGCAAATGGTAGCTGCTCAATTGCCTAAAGCTATTAAGTTCTCAGGAATTGCTCCAATCGACACAACACTTGCCGGTCAACCAGGTTCAACAATTACATTGCCTAAATTTAAATATTCTGGTGATGCTAAAGTCGTTGCCGAAGGTGATGCAATTCAAATGGACGAATTACAAACTGCAACTCAAACTGCCACAATCAAAAAAGTTGCTAAAGGGATGGCTATTACTGATGAAGCGGTACTTTCAGGTTATGGTGATCCAGTTGGGGAAATTCAACGTCAAATCCGTATGGCCATTGCATCGGCTGTAGATAATGAAATTGTAGCAGTTGCTGGTACTGCAAACCTTACTGTAGTAGCCGATGTTAACCTTGATTTGATTGACAAATTAGAAAATACATTTGTTGAAGCTCCTGATGCGCTTGAAGAACAAGGGTTTACTCAAGGCGTTCTTTTTGTTTCATACAAAGATGCTGCAACTTTGCGCCAAGCAGCGGGAGTTAACTGGACTCGTGCGTCTGAACTCGGAGATAATATTCTTGTTTCTGGTGCATTTGGTGAAGTTCTTGGCTGGACAATTGTTCGTTCTAAAAAAATCAATGACGGTTCACCAATCGCTGTTAAACCAGGAGCAATGAAAACATTCTTAAAACGTGATGTTCTTGTTGAATTTGACCGTGAAATTACTAAGAAAGTAACTCAATTCACTGGTGATGAACACTATGTTGTTGCAATCGTTGATGAAACAAAAATCGTTCGTGTTCAAGCTGCACCAATTTCTGTTACAGGGGTTACCATTTCACAAAAAACAGCGTCTATGAAAGTTGGAGCCACTAAAGAATTATCAGCAACCATTGCCCCAGACAATGCAACTAACAAAGCTGTTACTTATTCTTCTAGCGCTGAAGCTGTTGCAACAGTAAACCCTGATGGGAAAGTCACAGCCGTTGCAGAAGGTACAGCAAACATTATTGTAACTACCACTGACGGCTCAAAAACTGATGTATGTGCAGTAACTGTTACAGCATAGAATAATGGAATGAGGCAATCATGGAAGAGAATGAACCAAAAACTAAAGCAATTGAACGTTTAAAAACTGATTTGGGCGTCGATGATGCTACTGGTTTAATTGAGGATGCGGTTATTCTCATCCTTGATTATACGAATCAGGATAAGATGTCAGATTCAATGTGGCTGTATGCTCGACAGTTAGCCACAATTAATTTTAATCGTGAAAGCACAGAGGGAGAGTCTAGTCGTTCAGAAGGTGGCGTTTCTCAATCCTTTATTGAAGATATTCCTTTAAATATCCAGCGTGGCTTGAATCGTTACCGACTCGGAAAGGTGGTTAGTTTTTATGCGCCTGATGAAACGTGACTTAAGAACGGTTTATTTGAAAAGGATAGACCCAAACAACACGCAAGATGAAGAGGGAAACAATCAAGTTAATTACCTGAGTCCTGTTGCTCTTGAAATGAATGTTCAGTCCGCAAGTGGTGCTGTCAATGCCACAATTTACGGCTCAAAGCTTTCTAGCATGAAATCATGTAAGTATCAAGGTGATGAGCTAAAAGAAGGTAGAGACGAAAACAGCGGTGTTTGCGTGTATGTTGATAAGGACGGTAACCCTGATTATAAAATCAAGTCGATTCAGCCTTATTCTACACACATCAATGTGATGTTAGAAAGGAACGATGACATTGGGAGTTGAAATTAAAGGTTTGGACAGGCTTAAACGAAAAATTAATGCGATGCCTAAAATCTTAAATGACGCCGTGAATGATGCGACTTACGAAATCACAGAGTTGGTTCGTTCTGCAGCAGAATTAAGACTAGCTTCTAGTATGAAATTCAGTTCTGGAGAATTGATTGGAAGTTTAAAGACTGAGGTTGTAGAAAATGCGGAAGGTAAAATAGTTGGGCGTGTTTGGTCGGATAAAGCTCAAGCCATTTATCGTGAGTTTGGTACTGGTCCAAATGGGCAAGCAAGTTCTAAAGATTTACCAGAAGGTGTTAACCCAGTTTATACTCAAACTCATTGGTTTATTCCAGCTGAGGAAGTTGGAATTGATTTGAATGAAATCTATGGCATGCCTAAGATTACCATTCAAGGCAAAGAATTTTACATCACAAGTGGTCAACCAGCAAGACCTTTCTTATATCCATCATTGAAAGAGATCCTTCCGCAAATGCCTGAGATATACAAAGAGCACGTTCAAAAGAAATTGAGGGAGCTTAAATAATGGAAAGAGTAAATATTAAAGTTGCTACTGTTTCCGTTTTAAATGGGATATCTGAGATTAAAAAAGTAGCAACTGATTATCCGTCAACATGGAATGACTTTCCTACAGCTATTTACAGAACGGTTAACACGCCGCATTTTGTAGATGGAAGTGGAGAGGAACTTCAAACAAAATGGTCAATCACAATTGAATTATATTCTAAAAGTAGTTTGACCACTATCGTTAATAATGTCATCGAACAATTTGGTGATATTGGTTTTACAGGCACGCAAAGAGACGCTAATACAGCAGATTTAAAGCGTGTCGTTATTGAACTATCCGCAATCGTGGATAACAAAACAAAATACGTTTATTCGAAATAGGAGGAAATAAACATGGCAACAGTAGCAGGATTACTTTCAAAAGATACAGTCCTTTCTTATAAAGATGGTGCAACTTCAAAACCTGTCGCAGCAGTAAAATCTATTCCCGCAATGGGAGCTGATCCTGAAAAAGTAGATGTTACTCACTTAGGTTCAGCTAAGAAAGCATATATTGCAGGGATTCAGGATTCAGATAATTTGGAATTCGCAATCATTTATCAAGGAGACAACTTCAAAGATGTTGATACTTTGGTCAAAGCTGGTAAAGCAGTTGAGTGGACAGTGACTTATCCTGATGGTATGAAAGTCGACTTTACAGGTCAACCATCTTATAAATTTGACGGTGTCGAAGTCAACCAAGCACTTGGATTTAACTTAGTAGTGGTTGTATCAGTAGGCCCTGACTTTACACCAGCACCAGCTGGCAGTGGTCAATAATTTAGCAATTAAAGGTTAGTCAGAGTGGCTAGCCTTTTTATTTTTTATAAATATAGAAATCGGAGAAACAAAAATGACAAAAGAAAATATCGTAAAAATGCCTAACACAAAACAATTTGAATTTGGTGGATTGAATCTTCAATTGCGCTTGGATGGAAACTCAATTCTTTCAATTGAAAAACGCTTGGATGAATCAATTGTTGGTTTGTTCTTGAAAGGTCAGGGAGAAGCGAAAATCCCGGCGACAAATAAATTGCTAATTGTATTACAAGGTGCTAATCAAACAAGCAATGTATCTGAAAGTGATATTGTTGCTGCGTTTGGGCGCTATGTTGATGAAGGACATTCAACTTTAGATTTATTTGCCGCAATCAATGAATTACTTGAAGAATCAGGTTTTTTCGGAAACAAGAAAACGGAGAAAGAGGCGACAAATGGGGTATCTCTGGACAGCGAACCAGTAGAGGAAGACAGCATTCTGTAAAAACCTACAATAATTTATCCAGCATGCTTGAGGATTTATACCCTCAGGCAGTCGAAGCTGGTATTTCTTCTACAGATTTTTGGGCGATGACTTTTGATGAAATCATGGTCCAAGTAGAAGCAAATAAAAAAAGGCATGAAAACAAGCTAAAAGAGAAAGCTATGTTTGACTATTCTCAACAAAGGCTTGCTATATATGCTTTTAACGATCCAAAGAATTTTCCTAAATATGAAGATGCTTATCCTTTCTTGAATCAACTCAAGGAAGAAGTAGAGCAAGCTGTTTCTGAGGAAGATGAAAAGAAAAAGGCGATGCTTACTGACCAAGAGATTATGCGACAAAGTGCAATGTTAATTCAGGAAACTCGTAAAAGAAAAAGTCAAAAGACAAATTAAAAAGTATTGAATAGAAAAGGAGGTGAGAAATATGGAATTAGAAACCTTGGAAGTTTTATTAGACGTCAATACAGCCAGAGTTCAGGCGTCTTTGGATAAAATAATGCCAAATATTGAATCTGCTATGTCAAAAATTCAAAATATCACTGGGAAGTCTATGAAAAAGACTGAAGATAATTTGAATATTGATAAAGGTGCAACACAATTTGGCAAACAGTTAGAAAAAATGAATCAAACTTTTGAAAAGATGATGGGCCATCTTGAAAGTTCTTCTAAGAAATCATCAGAAAGTATTGGAGATAATTTATCTACTGGATTTAAGAAAGCACGTCCTAAAGTATCAAAAGAAATTGATGCTATGCTGAATGAAATTAATGCAAAAATGGGTCAAGCTAAAGCTGCTCAAGAAAAAGTAGCTTATCTAAAATCACAGCGTCAAAGTTCTTCAGCAAAAGGAGATGGCGGTCAAACGGTCAAATATGATGACCAGATTGCACGGGCTCAGGCATCAATGGTTAAGTACCAAGACCAAGCAAAAAGTCTTGCTAGATCAATGAAGACTGAGTTTGATGCAGTGCCTTCGTCATTAGAGCGAATTGCAAAAGTAATGGATGCTAATGAAGCTAAGTATTATACAATGCGTGAAAGTGTTCGAGCTTTACAAAAGGAATATCAATATCAACTAAAACCAGTCGGAAGTTTTGACAAAGGCTTTAGAAATGTTGATACTCCTGATTCATTGAAAACTGCTCAAAAAATGCAAGCACAGTCTGACAAAATGCAGAAGTTAGCAAGTAGTAACGATGTTCTTCAAAAAGAATATCAAAGAACAGAAGAGCGTGCAGAATCATTAAGAAAGGCAATAGGACGAATTAATTCAGTTCTTAGCCAATCGTCAATGGCAACTGGAACAGCTGCAGCTGGAGCTAGTATGACAGGTTCAGGATTGAAACAATCTGAGCGTGCTGTTTCTAAATATGGCGGAGTCTTCAACCGCATGTCAAACTCCATTTCTCACGGTGCTGGAGGAATTGGAAATGGATTGAAAAATTCATTTGGGATATTAAATAAATTTGGAAATCTCTTTTCGAGAAATTCAAATAAAGTAACACAAGGCACTCGTAGCATGTCTATGGGCAACAATGCTTTTCTTCAATCTATGAAATATTTGTTGCCTTCTTTAATTGTCTATCAATTAATTGGTGGAGCAATAAGTAAATTAGCTGGTGGAATGATGAGTGCATTGAAAACAAATGATCAGTTTTCTAACTCGCTTAATCAGATTAAAGTCAACTTGATGACGGCATTCTATCCAATTTATAATGCGATTCTTCCTGCCATTAATGCAATGATGAGCGCAATTGCCACATTAACTGGTCAATTAGCTTCGTTTATTGCCGGATTATTTGGAACTACTTATCAAGCAGCCAAACAAGGTGCAAGTGGTTTATATGATAACGTTCAAGCAATGAATGATACAGGTTCATCAGCGACTAAGGCGAAAGACAAGGTCGATAAACTTCAACGTTCACTTATGGGCTTTGATGAAATTAATCGTATTGGTTTACAAGATAAAACTGATGACGATACTGATAAAGGCCAAGATACAAAAGCTCCAGGTATTGATTTTGGGGCTGCTACTGGTAATTATTCAACTCCTAAATGGATGAAGGATATGAAAGCCTTGCTTAAAGACTTCTTCAAACCTTTCCAAGATGCATGGAAAAACCAAGGACAAAAGGTTATTGATGCGTGGAAATATGCACTTGGAGAAGTTATTGGTTTAGCAAGTGCTATTGGAAAATCCTTTATGGAAGTCTGGACAAATGGTACTGGCCAAAAATTCATTGAAAATCTATTAATTTTACTTGCGGATGTTCTTGGCATTATTGGTGATATAGCTAAAGCTTTTAAAGACGCCTGGGAAGATGATGGACGTGGCACAACATTAATACAAACAATTTTCGATATGTTCAATAGCATTTTTGAACTTTTACATTCTATTGCCGGAGCTTTTCGAGATGCTTGGAATGATGGAACAGGGGAAGCTATTGCAGCAAATTTATTAGAAATATTCACAAATATTTTTAAAACAGTAGGTAACCTTGCAGATCAATTTAAGAAAGCGTGGGAGCAAGGAGGTACTGGTAAAGATATATTCTCTATTATTTTGGGGATTATTAATGATTTACTTGGGCATATTAATAAAATGACAGGTGCTACAGCTGATTGGGCAAAAACATTAGACTTTACACCGTTACTTAACGGAATTAAAAAGTTACTTGAAAAAATCCAACCCCTCTCTGATAATATTGGAGCTGGCCTAGAATGGTTTTACAAAAATGTACTCTTGCCATTAGCGGGATTTACTATTCAAGATTTAATCCCTGCCTTCTTACAAGCTTTAGGTGGAGCTATAGATTTTGTAAATGGAGTAATTGAGGCACTTAAACCAGCCTTTAAATTCTTTTGGGATAGTTTTTTGAAACCTATCGCAGAGTGGACAGGCGGAGTAATTGTCGACGTATTAAAAGGACTCGGAGATGTTCTTTCAATCATTGGAGATTGGTTATCTGAGCATGGAGAAGGGTTCTCTAATTTTGTTATAGCATTAGGAACATTTGCTGCTGTCATTAAAGTTATCGGGGCAATTGGCACAGTTATTGAAGTGCTTTCAGGAATATTCACTTTTCTCGGTAGTATTGGAGGCCTTGGGGGCGTTTTATCAGCTGTCGGAACTGCTATAGGAGGGATCGTCAGCGTTTTAGGAGGCCCCATAACTTTGGCAATAGCAGGGGCTATCGCTGTCGGCGTCCTCTTATATAAAAACTGGGACGAAGTTTCAGAAGCAGCCTCAAAAATATGGGGAGGCATTTCAAAAACAATTGGCGGACTTGTTGATGGGATAAAAAAAACAATAAGCAACATTTGGGAATCTATCACCAAAAAAACAAGTGAGATTTGGAACGGAATTAAAGATTTCTTTTCAAAATGGGGAGCAGATATTCTTATCGTTCTCCTTACAGGACCTGCTGCTCCGTTTATTTTACTAGCAAAAGGAGTGGTTGAGCACTGGGATAGTATTAAGAAAAGTACAGGGGAGGTTTGGAATAAAGTCAAATCAACTGTTCATGATGTTGCTGATTCCATAGCCTCAAAAGTATCTAATAAATGGAATGAGATAAAAAGTGGTACTGGTAATGCATGGGATAATGTGAAAACATCAGTTTCTAATGCTGCTAATACTGCAAAAACAAATGCTTCAAATGCGTGGTCTAACATGAAAGACAAAATGGGTGGCTACGCTGATACTATCAAATCTAATGCCAAAGGTGCGTTTGATAATGTTGCTTCATGGGCTTCCGACATGGGCAAAAAGATAGGAAAAGGCCTTGAGAATGGGGTCGGCGCAGTCAAAAAAGGTGCAGCCGCAATCGGTAATGGTATTGCTGGAGTTATTGGTAGTGCAGTTAATGGAGTCATTGACGGTATTAATTGGATTCTCAACAAAGTTGGAGCTAATGGTAACTTAGGACATTGGAATGTTCCTACCTTTAATGCTTATGCCAATGGTACAAATGCTCACCCAGGAGGACCAGCATTAGTAAATGATGGATCAGGGAGTCAATGGCAAGAGATGTATCGGACACCCGATGGTAAAACTGGGCTATTCCCTAAAGTGAGAAACCTCATGGTTGATTTACCAAAAGGAACCCAAGTACTGAGCGGTGCTAAAACTGCAAAAGCAATGTCAGGAATGCCTGCTTATGCAAATGGTATCGGTAATTGGATGGGTGAGAAATGGAATCAAGCCAAAGAAATGGTTGGCGATATTTGGGACTATGCTACTCATCCAGAAAAGATTTTAAACATTGCAATAAGCAAGTTTACTAACCTTTCTCAAGCAGTTGAACCTGCGTTATCTATTGCGACTGGTGGTATATCTACTATAGCTAATGGAGCGATGGGAATGATTAAAAAGGCATTCTCAGAAGGTTCAGAAAGCCCATCTGGTACTGGTGTCGAACGTTGGCGACCAGTTATTAAAAAAGCTCTGTCAATGAACGGTGTATCAACTTCTGAAAACTATGTCAATGCTTGGCTAAGACAAGTTCAAAGTGAATCAGGAGGCAACGAGAAAGCCGTCCAAGGTGGTTACACTGATATCAATACAATAACTGGTGATTTAGCTAAGGGATTGTTACAAACAATCTCGGCTACTTTTAATGCAAATAAATTCCCAGGTCATGGAAATATCTTTAATGGATATGATAATGCACTTGCTGCAATTCATTACGCTATGGGGCGTTACGGTGATCCTGGTATGCTTCAAGTGATTGGGCATGGACACGGTTATGCAAAAGGTACGCCGTATGTTCCTGAAGATCAATTAGCAATGATTCATGAAGGAGAAATGGTTGTTCCTGCTAAATATAATCCTTATAACTCTATTAGTGATTTCAAATCATTTGAAACTTTGCAATTGCCTGAAATGTTCACAGACAAGCCAACTGATTACAGCAATTCTGGAAGCTTTGGTGGAGGACAAGATGTATCAAATTATGGTTTGGCAAATATGAATGGTTCATTAACAAGTGCCATCATGTTGCTTGTTCAATCTTTAGGCGCACAAACTAGCCAAACTTCAAATGGAGATATTGTGATAAATATCGGAGGCAGAGAGTTTGGACGAATTGCAGTTTCAGAAATCAATAAATATCATCAACAGCTTGGGTACACTGAGCTTAATATTTAGAAGGAGGGATTATGTCTGCCGAATTACAATTTAATGGAGTGACGGTCAAAACTCCTAAAGAATTCAGCGTCAGTATTTCAACAATTGACTCTGACTCATCAGGGAGAAATGCAAATGGAGAAATGGTAAGAGATGTCATTGCTCAAAAAACTAAATTAAACATTAAATGGGGACCGTTAAGTGACTCGGAAGTGTCTGATATTTTGCAAAGAATTAATCAACCATTCTTCGTAGTAATCTATCCAGACCCACAAATTGGAAGACAAAGAAGTAAAACTTTTTATGCTGGGGATTCTACAATGCCTTCTTACTCATGGAATGATAAGTTTAAAGCGATGAAGTGGGAAAACTTATCTGTAAACCTGATAGAAAAATAGGAGGATAAAAAATGTTAAATGTCTCAGATGATTTTAACAAAGCCATGAAAGCAGAAAATCGAAGATTTGAGACTCGAATAAAAGTTGGCGATAAAGTTTTTACAAAAAACGATATCAATAGTTGGGTATACAGTGGTGGCTCTATTTCTGGTGAAACATTTCAAATAGGTTCAACATTTTCAAATTCTATAAAAATAGAATTTTGTTCAATACTTGAAAATATTAAAGAGTTAACAGAAGTCACTGTGGAAGTTGGAATAGCAACTTATGATGCAGATTATAATTATGATAATATCCCTCCTGAAAAAGTGGGAAGTGCAAGAGTGGGCTATGCTAAATTGATTCATTATAAACCAACGGTTTATGAATATGTCTCCATTGGAACTTTTTATGTCACTAAGTGTGACCCAGATAGAAACGAAAATAAAACGACACTTGAAGCAAGTGATCGTTTTGTTTTTTTAGAAAATGAGTATGTTTCTGAACTAACCTATCCTGCTTCTATTCGAGATATAGCTTTAGAGATTGCTAACAAAAGCGGTTCCGTCATTAATGAAACCAACTTTTCAATGATTAGCACCCAAAAAATAAGAAAACCTGAGGGTTATACTTTCAGACAAGCAATAGGGTTAATCGCTCAGTTTGAAGCAGGTTATGCAAGGTTTAGCCGGACAAATCAATTGGAAATCATGCAATTAATAGACCCTAAATTTGCGGTATCGCCAGCAGAGTATTTTCAAAAAGGATTAACTAAAAATGAGTTGATGTACAAAATTGGTGGTATATCTTGTACAATATCTGTTCAAAGCGAAAGCGGTAGTGAACAAGTTACTTATTTAGCAGGGAGTAATACTGGTCCACAAATTGTTTTAGAAAATAAAGTAATGACTCAAAGTTTACTTGATGATATTTATCAGAAAGTAAAAAATATCAATTTTTACCCTTTTACTTTAAATTGGAGGGGGAATCCAGCACTAGAAACTGGCGATTGGTTAACACTCACTGATAGAGATGGCATACCATTTAAAACTCCTAATTTGAGTTATACTCTAAATTTTAAGGGAGGACTGACAGCAACTAGTTCAGCAAACACTAACTCTTCAGCTCAAACAGTATCAGCATATTCTCCACCGCTTAATCAAATTATCAAAGAGATTAATTCTCGTGTTGATGCAGCGGGTAAAAATTCAGTCTATGACGGAACAGAAGAACCTCCTTATCCAAAAGAAGGCGATATTTGGTTCAAAAAGAACGGACCAGATGATGAAATATGGATTTATCAAAAACTTGAAGATGGAACCTATGATTGGGTGCTGCAGACATCGACTAGGTTATCTGATGAAATACAGGACAAAATAGACAATTCTGTACCATCTGATGAAATTGTAAAAACAATCAATTTATCACAAGAAATGGATGGTAAAGAATGGTTAAAAATTACTGGTGCAAAAATTTGGTTAACAGATGAAACTCGAATAGATGATGCTATCATCCAAGATGCTATGATTGGAAATCTAAGTGCCTCAAAACTAACGGCCGGAACTATTAATGCCTCGGATGTAAATATTATTAATTTAAATGCTTCAAATATATCAACTGGAACTTTGAAAGCCGTTGATATAGAAGGTGTAAAAATCACGGGTTCTAAAATTACCTCTGTCGGGGAAGATTTTTCAATGCTTCAAGATAATGGAGCGATTACTTGGATAAGAAATAGTGATGGCAAAGAAATTTTTAAATTCTTTACTACATTAATGAATTTGAAAGAAGGAAATGTACGACTTGAGGTTTCAGATTCAGGTTCTTTATCAATATATAGCAAAAAAATGAATAAAAATTTCCTAAGCTTTTCTGGTGTTGGTACCAATATGTCAGGATACGCAAATTTAGACAAATTAAGTATCACTGGGGATTCTAATTCACTTTCTTATACACCGACAAGCTTTGAATATCAATCTGATGGCGACAATCGTCCTAATTTGAGAGTGGGAGTGACTGGATTTAAAATAGGAAGTAATGCAACTTACCTATCAGGAGATAACAATGGAGCAATAACAGCTGTAGCAAGTGCTTTAAACATTTTAAGTAATGTTAAAATTAGCCAATTCACTAATATTGGTGGAAATCTTAGTGTTAACGGTAGTCTAAGTGTAATTGGTTCAAAAAATGCGGCTCATGTCACGAGAGATGGACTTAGATTAACCCCAGCCTATGAAACCGCTGAATCATATCTAGGTGATATTGGAATAGCAGAGACTGGTGAAGATTGTACAATTATTATTCCTATCGAAGAACATTTTTCTGACGTTATTAATACTGATTATGAATATCAAGTGTTTTTGCAAAGTTATAGTGAAGGATTTGCTTATGTTTCATCAAGAGATAAAACGAGTTTTACAGTACAATCTTCCGTTCCTAATCTTCCTTTTACATGGGAAATCAAAGGTAAAAGGAGAGGTTATGAAAATGACCGTTTGATTTTAACTAATATGAAGTATGAAGAAATAAAACAAATTGAAGAGAGAAAAACGAAAGCGGAGGAAGTATGAATAAAGAAATTTATGCAGAAAAAGTGATTAATAAATTATTATCTAAAGTTGCTCATCTAGAATTTGAAAATGCCAAATTATCGGTATTAGTTGAAACTTACGAACAAGAAAGTTCTCAGGAGGTTAACAAATAATGAGTTACGAAAAACAAACCTGGAATAAGTATGACGATTTAAAAACTGAGGAAGAAAATATCGAAAATGGTGCGGTTGTTACTGATAATCGTATGAACCATATTGAAGAAGGTATTTATTCACATACGATAGATATATCTAATCCTCACAAAGTCACGGCTGCACAGGTAGGGCTTGATAAGGTCGATAATGTTAAACAAGCTTCGAAGGTAGAGTTTGATTCTCATGCAAGTGATAACTCTAACCCACATAAGGTTACTGCAGCACAAATTGGCCTTGATAAAGTTGATAATATTCAACAGGCAGCGAAGACAGATTTTGATTCTCATGTCAACAATAAAGCTAATCCGCATGTGGTGACAGCAAGTCAAGTTGGGGCATACTCAAAATCAGAATCTGACTCTAAACTGACAGCTTTAGAAAATAAATCAATTTCAAATAAAGGGAATCTGAAAAATGGAGATGATCTAAATGATATTACAGCTACTGGTTTCTACCGGATTGGTGGATTTGTCGGTGGAACGGAAATATTAAATGTTCCTACAGAATTGTCTGGAATTAAATTCTATGCATTTGTAACTGTGACCGAGGCGATTCAAGAACTAACAGTTTATGCTCCAATAAATTCTACAACTTGGACATACAGCCGTTCGATTTCCGGAACTACACCTACATGGAGTAGTTGGTCAAAAGCTGTAATGGCAGATGAATCTGGAAAAGTGATATTAAAAGATTTTGAAGTAACAACAATTTCTGAAACGGTAAATATCGGTAACGGTCTGTCGTTGAATTTTCAGCGTAAAGGAGAGTTTGTTCTAGTTCGTTTTTCAGGGTCTTTAACTGCTATTAATAGTGGCACATATTTTTCAAGTGCAGTACCCGCTCAATGGCGTCCGGATGGCATTAAAGAATTGATTGGACACTTTGCATCAGGTGCTTTAGCATTCCACGTCGATTTGGAAACAGATGGTCGAGTAAAGTGGTGGGGTGCTTCTGGAGCTACTGGCGCACCACGAGGTACTGCTATGTACTTCTTGAAATAAATTAGAAAGAAGGAGTAATGGAGGAACAAGCATGGCGAGAAGTCCTCGAGCGCTTAGCTCGAATTGAAACTAAGTTGGATAACTATGAAACAGTCCGGGATAAAGCAGAACGAGCACTTTTAATAGCCCAATCAAACGCAAAACTTATAGAAAAAATGGAAGCCAATAATAAGTGGGCTTGGGGCTTTATGCTTACTCTTGCCGTAACTATTATTGGATATATAATTACTAAAATACTTTAAAAGGAGTTCCCAATGAGTTTAGATAATTTCAAAAAGCAAACTATTACATGGGATATGATTAACCAGACATTTGAACAGCCCATTCAAATTATGGGAGGGAGATGTCAATGCAAGAACGCTACTTCTTAAGATAACTGATAATGGTTCTGTACTTGACTTAACAGGTTATTCAGTAAAATTAACCTATAAATATGTGTATAAATCTCAATCAGGTTTTATTATGTTAACTCCTAATGATATATCCAAGGGAGAATTCACGCTTATAATTCCTACTGAGATGACAGTATCAGGATTAATAAAATCAAATTTAATACTTCTCAACGAAAGTTTAGAACAAGTTATTGTCAGTAAGAATTTAACATTTATATCAGATAATTCTACAGTTACAGACTTAGCTCAAGAAGTAAATAATAAGATTGACGATTTTACAAAATTATTATTGGAAAATATGCCACAAGTAATGCGTAGTGAGTTGAATGATTTGCATGCTCAAACTGAAGCAAACACGAGCAATATCGAACTTAAAGCAAACTTAGCTGATGTAACAAGTTTACAAAATGCAATGACAAACCTACAAAATGAAGTAGAAGCGTTTGGTATCACTCCTGAAAATTTAGTCACTATAAAGTCGCTATTAGACGCAATCGCAAGTAACGCCAGTCAATCTGAAGTAGTTGAACTAATAAATTCAGTAAAGGTTTTAACAAGTAACATTTCTTTGATGAGTAATGGAGATTATTCCCCTAAAGCTAATCAAACGGATTTAGAAAGTTTACAGCATATTGTTAACGACCATTCGGCAACCATTTCAGCAAAAGCTAATCAAATAGACTTAAATAACTTACAATCTACTGTTGATAAACAAGGCATTGCAATTTCAACAAAAGCTGAACAATCAGACTTATTAATTACAAGTAAAAATGTAACAACTGCTCAAGCAACTGCAAATAAAGCCGAAACTGACGCCCAAACTGCAATAGCAAATGCTGCAGCAGCACAAGCGAACAGTTTAACACCAACAACTTTAGACGTTGCTTGGGAAGTTGGTAAATATAATGATAATACTGGTGAACCATATTTTAATGATTCTATGAATAGAACTGTAAAGTTTGATATTAGCGGTATTCTTGAATTAAACATTAACAATCCAACTAATTATACACTTTATAAATATTTTTTATATGATACAAATGATGTTTTTTTTACGCTATGGCGAAGTAAAAAGTAGAATGAATATAAACCATATTGGCAAAATTGCTTTTGAAACTGCAAAAACTGGTTTTGGAAAAATGACAGAAGATGTTGCAACAACAAAATCAAATTTTATTTTTACATCATATATTTCAAATGCAGACAAAATAGACATTATTGAAGATGATTTAAAATTTTTCAAAGATAGAATGTTAGTTGATATTGGCTTGACTGTAACATATGGAAAATATTTTGTTGGTAGTGCTTCAAAAGATGCTAACAAGACGTACTTTTCAACTCAAAAATTGACATTAAATAATGGTTCTATTTTAAAATATACTGACTCAAAATATTTAAGAATAGAATTAGTTAAATTTAATAGCAATACTTTGAAATGTGAGAGTGTTACTGTTACAAACGAAAAAAATATAAACGCAAATGGAATATATGCTATTCAAGGGTATGTTACATTAAAACCTCTTACACAATCTGATATTGACATGATGTTAGCAGACATGCGAGTTTTAAATTACGTTTCATCTACTAACAACGTACCAAGTAATTTAGATAGTTTTCAAAAAATGGTAGATTATACCCCATCAGTAAGTAATGACACTGTTACAACAACTACTACTGCGTTTGATTATTACAAATATCCAGTTACACCTATTTGGGGACATGAATATTTAGAGCATTGGTATGAGAAAATTTATGACGGTGTAAATAATATATCAATAGCATTAGATGGCGATAGTATAACTGCTGGTTACGCTCCACTATCAGCGGTTCAAGATACTTTTTTTGGTATGAAAGATTATGCACTTAAAAAAATAATGAAGGCGGGGAATTATGATTTAACAAAATTATCAATACTAAACAATGGTTTTGGTGGTAGAAATACGAATGAATGGGTAGGGAATCCAACTTATGCTTTGTCTACCTATTTAACACAATACCCTACCGGTTTTTTACAAACATCGATGGAATATAACCCAGACCTTTTAATAATTGGCTGGGGAATGAATGATGCTGATAAAAACCATACGAAGTTTGTTGGGTTAACACTAGAACAAAGATTAAACTTATTTAAAACAAATATGGAAGAAGGGTTGCAAAGAATAAGAGGGAATACAAGTGTTAATGGTAGACCAGCTTATAATAAAACCGTAAAAGATTTGGCTATTATCATCACTATACCAACAGTTGGAACAGTTGCTAATACTGGGAGAACCTATGTAGAGTGGTTTCAAAATGTTAGACCTATAATACAAGAATTATGCCGTAAATACGAGTGTGCGTTTGCTGATTTTACGTCAAGAACTTACGCCCATAATGATATGTCTATAAAAACATGGTCAGCTTTAAATTCAGATGGCGTTACTTATGGACCGATACATCCTAACAAATATTCAATGGCTCAAATTATGTCACAGTTACAAGATTTAATATATCCTGTTTGCATGTGGAATATTGATGTTGATTAATATATATTTAGGATTACATGGCAGAACATCGGTTCAGCAGTAATCGGTTCAACAACAATATATTATTGGAAACGTACTGCATAAAAAATAAAAAATAGGAGAAAGAACATGAAAACAATCGACAAAGGAACACTCACACGTACAGTTTTGCTTTGGTTAGCTATCATTAACCAAATTCTAACAGCATTGGGTATTAATCCATTGCCACTTGACGATAATACTGTCAGCACAGTTATTACGACAGTTTTTGCACTTTGGGCTTGGTGGAAGAATAATGACTTCACTCATGCAGCTAAAAAAGGAACTGAACTTACTAAAAGTTTAAAAAATGGAGATAGTGTTCAAGTAGTTAAGGCATCTGATTCTGACCATGAATTCACAGAAGGAGGCGAATAATGTCAAGTATTGAAAATATGATTGCTTGGATGCAAGCACGAAAGGGTAAGGTAACTTACTCAATGACTTCACGTATGGGTCCAAACTCTTATGATTGCAGCTCATCAGTATTCTTTGCCATGATTGCTGGTGGCTTTTTGTCATCAGACTCAATGGGAAATACTGAAACCTTATTTGGAATGTCTGGCACAAAACTCAAAGAAATCAGCCGTGGAGAAGTGCAACGTGGGGATATTTTTATCTCGGGCACTCCAGGCGGTTCAGCTGGCTCTGACGGACACACAGGTATTTTCCTAAGCAATGGTTCATTCATTCACTGTTCTTACACTCACAATGGAATTGCGGTTGATACGAACGATGCATACATGAGTACACGCTTGCCACATCACTTTTATCGAATCGTTGGCTCAGGTTCAGCAAATACTGACAACAAACCTCAAATGGTTACCTTAAATGTCGATGGTCAGTTTGGAAATGCGACTGCTAAACGACTTCAAGAATACTTTGATACAGCGGGCAAAGACGGAGTAATTAGCCACCAGTACAAACAAACCTTTAACCAAAATATATATGCGGCTCAGTTCGATTCATCACTGACTGGTTCAAACGTAGTTAAAGCATTGCAAAGATTCTTAGGAGTTGGACAAGATGGACTATTCGGTCAAGGCACTATTAAAGCACTACAGAAACACCTTGGAACAACACAAGATGGAACGATTAGCCCAGTTTCTGATTCTGTCAGAGAACTTCAAAGACGATTGAATACGAATAAATTGTAAAATTAACACTGACTTCGGTCAGGGCTTTTATTATGTCTATTTCAAAAATCATACTTTAGTACGATTTTATAATTGCCCTAACTGTTATATAATATACTCGAGATTATTATCATACACGGAATAGGATGAGATTTATGAAAAATTTGAAAAAGAAGGCAGTAATAGGTGTTATTTTAGGGCTCTTTATAGGATTATCGTACGGCTATATCATTCATAATATGGCGCTTGGTATTTGTATCGGGTTGAGCTTCAGTGCAATGAGTTACTTTAGGTATAGAAAGTAAATTAACCCCGCTTCGGCGGGTGTTTTTTGTTACATCTATATTAAAAAAACTATAATTAATAAATTCCAGCTTTTTTTATAAAAATTTATGGTGTAATGAACAAGTTTGTCTAAGATTTGACTTTATGGAGAAAAGACGGTAAAATATATTTACCTGATAGGTAAATTAATATATATATGGATATTGAATATAAGAGCACTAAGCTAGAGAAAGAGTGTACTGATAAGAGAAAATCTCGTACAGTATATGGCGATAAGATAGCTGAAAGAATTGAACAGAGACTTAATCAAATAACAGCGGCTGATTCTGTTGAAACGATGCTTAAATTTAAGATCGGTAGATGTCATAAACTTAATGGAAATAGAAGCGATGAATATGCACTTGATTTGGTACATCCTCATCGACTCATTTTTAAAGAAGTTGAAGGCAAAATTAAGGTTGTGATGATAACTGAGATTGTTGACTACCATTGAAAATATAGGAGAGTATCATGATAAAAAATAGTAAAAATTATATAGCTGTACCTCCTGGAGAAACTATTCGGGAACAGCTTGAAGATAGAGAAATGACTCAAAAAGAGTTTGCCATAAGAATGGGAATGTCAGAAAAACATATAAGTCATTTAATTAGTGGTAAAAGCAGATTAGAGCCTCAAGTTTCATTGATGTTAGAAAATGTTCTGGGGATTCCAGCTAGTTTCTGGATGAATTTAGAAAGTATTTATCAAGAACAGCTAGCCCGAGTAAAAGAAGAAAATTTTCTGGAAGAAGAAATAAAGTTTGCAAGAAAATTTCCATACGCTGAGATGGCAAGTCATGGATGGGTTGAGCCGACAAGAGCCATTGAAGTAAAACTAAAAAATTTAAGAAAATTTTTTGAAGTTAATAGACTATTGGCTTTAGAAAATTTAAGAGTTCAAGGGATAGCTTATAGAGCAATTGGCGAAAGCTCCAATAGTGATTATAGTTTGGCAGCGTGGTCGCAACAAGCCAAACTTACTGCTAGAAATTACTCTGCTGAACCAATAAATATTAAAGAATTCAAAGATAACATATCTACTATAAGAGAATTTTCAAAGGAAGATCCAAAGATATGGCTGCCGAAACTAACTGAATTGTTGTCTAAATGTGGAATTGTATTAGTTTTATTGCCACATATGAAAGGCTCATACTTGCATGGAGCATCATTTTATGATGGGAATCATATAGTACTTGGTGTAACAGTCCGTGGGAAAGACGCCGATAAATTTTGGTTTAGTTTTTTCCATGAAAGTTGCCATATCATACAAGGACATATATCTGAAATTGCACCTACTCACCCAGAGCAAGAGAAAGAAGCAGATGATTTTGCAAGAGATATTTTAATTTCGCCTGAAGATTTTGATAGGCTAATGAAAAAAAGTATAATTACAAAACAAGATATAGTAAGTTTTTCTAAAGAAATAAAAATTCATCCTAGTATTGTTTTGGGAAGACTCCAAAAAGAAGGGATTATAAAGTATAGTCAATATAATGATTTGAAAATCCACTATATATTAAATGTGTAATATCTTCTTCGCCCTCCGGGGCGTTTTTCTTTGTTAAAGTTAAGAAGTTTGTTATAATTAAATTTCTAACACTGACACCCCTTAATTGGGGGTCTTTTTTTGTTAACAAACGTTACTGCTTTCATTAAGATAAATTAGTATAATATCTTTATCGTAAATGCTATTCCAAATACAAATACAAATAACTAAGTATTTCGGGAGAGATAAAGCGCCCTTTTCCAAAGTGAGGGCGTTTTTATTTACAACGGAAATGGAAAGTTATATAATTTTTATATTCCAAAAATACTTTTTTCATAAATTTACTCCTAAGCGTCCCTCTCCTAACTGGGGCGCTTTTTTATTGACAAAGAATAATGATAGCGCTATAATAAACTATCCTGATATTTTATTCCTAGAGTTTTCTTCATCCATGAGAAGCTCGTTATAAAATTTTTCTTAAATGCCTCCTCCCCCTTATGAGGCATTTTTTTAATATAAAAAAGCACTAGCATTAAGCCAGTGCCGAAAAGTGATTAGAGCAAGGTATGAATAATATAGTGCGGAACTAGATTAACTTGCAATAACTTTTATAATATTATCAATTTTATGAACAATTGTCAATAATAATATGTTATAATGTATTCGGGATGATTATGGGATTTCATCTCCTTTCAAGAGTCAAGCCATTCCTAGGAGTGGCTTTTTTCAAATAAAAAAGCTCTAGCTGGATGACTTCAAGGAGTCCAACTAGAGGATGATGAGTGTTAGTACAAATTCAGAAAAAATTTAGTACATGCAAAAAATAAGAAGTACTAACAATTTAAATATTATCAATTTTTCAGACAATTGTCAATTATTTATAGTAGTGTGTTATAACGTATTTAGTGGATGAGAAATTGATTTCTTTTACAGTATCTTTGATAATCTACAGTTCCGTCCACATATATCTAATATAATAACCAAGATATGTGCTGCAGATTGTCATATTTTGGTTCTTTAGCTCAGTTGGTAGCTAACCGTTCGGTCGCTGGTTCGAGTCCAGCAAGAACCATAAATAAAAATAACAGACCTTAAAACAGACCCTAAAACACTAAGTGGTTTATATAATAATATATAAAAAACTCCCCTCGCCTCCATTATCCAGTTTATATAGAATCTTATAGACTAAGAAACCGCTCAATAGAGCGGTTTTTCTTTTTGAATTCTTTATACTGTATTTGAGATTAAGTTCGTCCCTAGCCACCAAATTTGTAAATTTATTACTTTAGACGTTTATTATGTACAAGTTTTATCTATGTGTGCATTTGTAGAGCTACACAATCGATTTATTTTTGTAATATTTAATATAAAATGATAGACTCGAAGCGTTGAATTATCAAGAGCCCCACAATATATTTACTAGTTTATTGTTTATTATATATGAATGTGGGTGTTAGGAGAATATCTAGGAGAATATTATGAAAAAAATAGTTTTAGTTGCTTTAGGAGCAATGGCATTTATAATGGGAGGGGTTATTAATGCACACCAAGTTTCTGCAGATACAGAGCCACTTCACGAAAAATTATATAGAATTTATAATCCAAATTCAGGTGAACATTTACTTACACCTGCTGGTTGGGAGGTTCTAATTTTAGAAAAAGCGGGATGGAAATCTGAAGGAGTCGCATTTTATATCCCATTAACTGAACCTCCATACTCAGGATATTCAGTTGTGCAACGTTTATATAACCCAAATGCAGGTGATCACCATTACACAACAAGTGATTTTGAAGCTGCGCGCCTTGTTTCAGTTGGGTGGGCTAATGATGGAACAGCATTTAGATTCCCAGTTGCTAAAGCGAATACTGGAGTCCCTGTTTATCGTCTTTATAATCCAAATGCAAAAGTTGGATCACATCACTTTACAATGAGTTCTTATGAAAGAGATTCTTTGATAAAAGCTGGTTGGAAAAATGAAGGAATAGCATTTAACGCTTATTCTAAATAA